CGTAATATGCCTGTTGTGGAGTATCTCCTCGAAGACCACCTTGACGCCAAAAATCGTTAAGGAAGTTTTGAGCCGTTGCGGTTAATTGACGCCACAAACGAGCATCGTTAGGCTCAAATACTGCATAACGAGTTAAGTTTGTAAGTGTCTTTTCAAGATGGATAAGCGTACGGCGAACTGGAACGTACTTGTCTACGTAACCCTGTTTTAATGTACGAGCGCCCATAATAACAATTCCAGAACCAGAAATATAACGAATTGCATTTACTGGAGCACCAGCAGTGTTAAGTGAATCAAGTTCTGCGTTTGTTAGTGCAGGAACTGAAACCGCTCCACCAATACGGACGTTTAAACCAGCTGGTGCTTTAAACACCCCTCGCTGGCGGTCAGTTGTTACAAATTGACCAGCGACCGCAGCACCTACTGGAATTGTACGAGTTACTCCAGGTGCTGTTGTTGTAGGGTCAGATACTAGAATGTTTGGGTAGTAGACGGCCGCAAAAGAGCTTGCTGTATAGCTAGCTGCAAGTGTAATTTGGTCAGCTACTGTACTGCCAGTCACTCCGTCAATTACAACAAAACAATCTGTACGGGTAGTTGCGTAAGAGATAAGCGTATTGACCGCCCCAGCTGTAGTAACACCAGGAGCGTTAATAATAAGATTATTTGGAATAACATCAAAAGCTGATACAGCAGTTGCAATATCGGAAGCTGTTTGGCCGCCAGAAGCACTTGCCCCACCAGCTAGTTGAGCTCCAGTAATAGCTACTGGTGCATCTGTATAACCAGTTGCTGGGTCAGTTAAATCAGTCAAAGTTACATATGTTGAAACTGAGTTAACAACCGCTAGTGCGTAACGAGCATTTGTTGAGTCCATTGATAGGTCGGTAAACCGTTCTACAATGCTTCCGCTTGTTGAGTCACCATAATAGATTGCTAGTGTAAACGTTGCTGCAGTAGGGCTCGCTTTGATAACGTCAAAGTAAATGTTATTTCCCCATGTACCAGAGTTGGCTGCAGAGACTTGAAGCGTGTTAACGCTACCAGCTGCTCCGCCACCACCAGAAGAGTCAAATATAGAACGAGACGCAGTAGCTGCACCAGTTCCATTTACACGTTTAATGTAGCAAGCCCCTCCATTGTTATCTGATAAAAATGAACGAACTCCAAGACGAAGAACGTCACCAATGCTGCTGTCAAAACTTCCATAAAGCTTTACAAACTGTGACCAAGATGTAACAAGGGTTGGTATAACTGGCCCTTGATTAATAGCGCCCAAAAAGGCGCCGTAAGTTAAAGTATCAGCTGTTGCTGATGGCGGTGTTGCGTTCAGACTCTCTGTAACATAAACACCAGGCCGTTGGTAAACTGCCATTAGTTATCTCCTTAGTAGTTTTTTAGTTCGGGGTATACGAATTATGCAACGGTGTGAAGTCCGATGGTACGTTTGTCGTGTGTGTAGTGATTTTAACGTCATCTACAACGTAGAGGGCGTTATCAACCGCATCTTGAGTCATTTCTGTCAAAATTCGAACGGTTAATGTATTGCGAAATAAACGACGTCCATCATCAATGGTGTCGCGTTTTGCAAAATTTTCCATAAACATGTGACGATATTCGTTTACGGTGTTATCTGCATTAGGGATTGCAATAGTTCCCCAAGTTCCAGGTGTTTTGTATTTTAAAAGCGCAGCAAGAATTGCGCGGTCGTGACGGGGGTGACGAGCATAACTAGTTATTTGATAATACAAGTCCCAACGAATTGGGGTTTCGTAGCTGTAAGCATCTCCGTTACTGACAGCAAATGTTCCAGCTTTATCTAAATCATAAGTAGTTTCATACACTTGACGGTCTTTAGATTGAACAATGTCAATTAAATCAATAGTAATAAAAGGGTAAGATTGCTGACGAATTTCAACATCAGGCATTGTGAACCATACCTGTACGGGGCGGTGTGGGTTTTTGCCGTCAGAAACTTGAATCCCTTGAAGAAGAGTTTTTAAAGCTTCATCCTCACGAAAAATCATTGTCATGCGAATGCCTCATTATCAAATAAGAAATCACAAGCCGCGTCTTGAAAAGCGTTATACACAGGTTCGTTTATTGTAGTTTGAAATGGTCGAATAACAGCTTTTGGCGGGTTTTCAAAACTGCCGTATTCTAATTTATCAATTTCATCGTTTAGGTCATTGGGCCAGTCAACACTAATAAGGCGACCTTTATAAATAACAGAAAGTTCTTTTACAACATCTTTTGGCCAGCCCGAAGCTAAAGCTTTTGATTTAAGGGCGGTTGTAAAATCTGCCGCTAGTTTTTCAGCTGCGCGTTCTTCGTAGCTACGGAAATCACTTGCCACGCTTACTACCCATATGCTTCCCTAGCAATACTGCTGCTGTCACCATTAGCCAGTTGTTACGGTTTTCCCTTGCGTCGGGCAGATTCTGAAAGATGCTGTTTTCAAAGTCATCTTTATCTGGACTAGATATATTAGTCATCGTAACTCCTATGGAGAGCAGGGTATTCGCAAGGGTAAGGCTTTAGTTCCCGCATGGAACTACTTATAGGATAAAGCAAAAGGCCCCCTTTCGGGGGCCTAAGCTTTACTTCTTTTTCTTGCGAAGAGCGGCAAAATCAGAACCTTCTAGCTTGCCGTCTTTATCTACATCAAGTTTCTTCTGCTTAGCTGACATGCCTTTTGGAACTACTTTTTTAGCAGCTTTTTTAGCAGGCATATTACATGCCTTTCTTTTTTACCATTGAAGACTTCTTCTTCATAGGTGGGACATTTTTCTTTGGCTTAGCTACAGATGACTTTCCTTTACCAAACCCAGGGTCTTTCTTATCTTTCTTCATACATCCGCATGTTGCGCACATTTACTTGCCTTTCGAGTTAGTTTGCGTATGCTGAGAACTGAGGGTCATTAACCATTTCTTCTGGCATAACCTGCATGCACTCAACAACAATTAAAGTATAACGCTCAGCAACGATTCCGCGCTGCTGTACACCAAACGGGCGATAGACCTGGTTCTTCCAGACTATACGGCCACGGTTTTGTAAGTCAGGGTTGTTAATAACCCCAGGAGCAATACGCTCAACTTCTTCCGCATCTAGCGTAAGGTGCAACGTATCAGTGTTGTAGTAACCTTGAATAGACTGCTGAACTTCGCCCTGCTTTATGACAGCACGAATGACTGGCACAGTAAATGGGCCAGTCCATCGTCGTCCATTACCTTCGTAACCAACATCGTAGACTGGGTCCACAATTGTTTGGGTTGGGTCATAAACCCACCAGTCAGCTGTTGTTCCAACTGGACGTTGTAAGTCTGTTGCTATACCAGCAAGAATCTCGTTGGTTTCAAAGTCTGCATCAAACCTACCGCCAGGCGTATAGGCTTTCATGCGTCTCTTTAGGAGTTAGCTTTTTGGCAAGCGTGGCAGAGGAAGCTCTGCTCAAGCTCTTCGTCAACAAGAATTTCTGCTACTACGATGTCATTAGCGCATTGGGCGCAGTTGGTCTTCAAATCAGCCATTATATTTCCTTTCAAAGAAACACGGTATTAGTTAGTATGACATATCCTACTAGATGATATTGCTCAAATTTGATTCAACAGAAGCGCGATATTTAGGTTCTAGCTCCATTAAATCAAGTTCTTTAAAGAGCTCCTGAGACTCATCTCGGCGCCCTATCCACCATGACGAAACAGCTTTTTCAAACTTAAGTACATAGGCTCCGTAATACTCTACATTCCCTGGCAGCGGAGTCATGGCGGCCACAGACCACTCCTCGCCAACACAGGCCATCGTGTAGCACTCCTGCCAAGCGCCTAACTGCTCGTAGTAGCGGGCCAAAAAGAAGTAGGCCTCTGGTCTGGTTGGTACATGGGCTATGGCTTGAAGGATATTGTTAAGGACAGTCTTGTTCCTATCCCTCTGGTCATCAAAGCATATAGACATCTTTAGCAAAGAGGTGTACACAATTAGTGGGTCAGTCTTTGCGCCATACTCTGCAGCCCTTAAGTAAAACGATACGGCAGATGCGGTTTG